TCAATCATCACAAAGTCAACTTTAATTCCCGTCTGAATTTGAACTTCTTTCAAATAAGAACGAATATCATTGACATTACTTTGTGCTGGCAATCCCTTAACGCGGTATTGTCCAGACTTTTTGGATACCATTTTCACCTTGAGTTCCGCAGTATCCATGTCCTTGCGAATTTCTTTAGTGCTCATGCTTGTAAGCATTGCATCGGTGCGGAGGGAAGTTAGTTCTTCCGAAAGTTCAAGAGTTATGTATACGCCGCTAAGACCCATGCTGAGCCAGTTTAATGCCATGTTCATCATGACAAGTGACTTACCTGATCCAGAACCGCCCGCAAAAATATTTAATTCTCCGCGAGACATTCCTCCATACATGACACGATCAAGTTGTGGCCACCCAGTGCTTACTTGTCCACCTGCATTAAAATATTTGTTAAGGCGTCCTTTAGGGTCAGCAAAATAATCTGTGCCCATATCTTTCTGTAGTGATATTTGGACCGCATCTTTAACCAATTTTTCTACTGGATTGAAATCTCCCTTTTCCAACAAATCTGCTGCCTTGAGAATGGCTCGTTCAAGTTCCTTGCGTTTGGTGAATGATTCAAATTCCTCAAGAAACCAATCATAGTGACCATCATCTAAACCGTCAATGGGGAGAATTTCTTTACCAGTAACGGCTTTTATTTGAATAGGATCGGGCATAACTGAATATTGCCCCGCATGGGTTACTATGAACTTAATCACAGGTCTAAGCGTTCTGCTAAAATTTTCGACATTTAAAATGTTTATAACTCTAGTATAAAGATTAGGATTCGTAATCATCATCCTAATGAACAATTCCTGTATCTCATCATTGAATTCTTGTATATGTGCTGTCATCTTTTTACTATACCATAATATATCTATAGCATCAACTATTTTGTTAATTATCATTGCACAATGAGGATAAAATCATTATATTATGATATGAAGATAAATAAAGGTGTGTAGTTCACGGGACTCCCAATCCCCAACTACTCTAACGCTTAAGAGGAGCAATCAGCATGACTATTTATTACGTATACGCATATCTGCGAAAATCCGACAACACACCATATTACATTGGTAAGGGCAGTGGTAACAGGGCATTTAGAAAACACCGTGGGTTAACTGTTCCAAAAGACAAGTCTAAAATAGTAATATTAAAGTCTGGTCTCACCGAACTGTGGGCATTAGCAATGGAACGTTGGTATATTCGTTGGTATGGTCGTAAGGACAACAACACCGGTATATTACGCAATAAAACGGATGGTGGCGATGGGGCTACGAATGTGTCTGACGAGACAAAAGCAAAAATTGGTAAAAATAGCAGCTTGGCATTATCTGGTAGAGTTAGACCTGACCTAAGCATTGCGTTAAAGGGTAACCAATGTGCAAAGGGTGCAGTAAGGACTGATGAACAGAAAGAGAATGCCCGAATCTGGAAGACCGGAAGATCAAATACTAAAATACAGAATGATCGCATAAGACAGACATTAACTGGCGTAAAACATACCGAAGAGCGTTCATTAAAAAAATCAGCATCCACAAAAGGAAGAAAGAGTCCTCTAAAAGGCGTTCCTCAAACAAAAGTAACGTGCCCGCATTGCAATAAAATTGGCGGGATGTCCAGAATGAAGGGTATACACTTTGATAAGTGTAAACTAAACCCTATCAATCTCGTTGTAGCTTAATAAGAATGATGGTTATTGACGGTCAGTGTTCTTGGGGCATCAGTGACCATCATTCTAAGAAACAAGGTCTGTATATCTAAATTAAATTCTGTTATCAATTCTTCTTCTCGCCATCTGAATCTTAATCTTACTGTTCGTTGCTGATTGCATTATACTTAGTAGAGTTGGTAGTCTTCCATATTTTACTATGGCATCATTTACATCTTTTATGTCATCACCCCAGTTTGGAATGCTTACTTTGAATCCAAGTTCTAATGCAGGATCACAAATTTCAAGACCAGACTTATCCTGATCTGGAACGACAATGATCGTTCTGTTCAAATTTCGCAATATATCAACTTGCGTTTCGTTTATGGTATTTGATGTTAATGCACATCCGTTTATACTCAATGCATCAAATATGCCTTCAACAACAATACAGTATTGCCATTCTGGTTTTTGAAAATCATAACCAAACAAATACCCGACCTGTTGTTCTTTAATGAACTTTGGTGTGCGGTTATCCAAATACCGACTGGTATGTCCTACAATTTTGTTATTAAATGTGTATGGTATAATAATGCGATTACTATTTCTTCCTTCTTCATCCGGAGTTACCCTGAACGGATAATCTTTGTAATTTATATTTCTACTTTCTAAATAATCAATGAACACTTGATGCTTAGGATTGTTACTATCAATTAATTCTGATTTTGGAAGAGCGACTTCATCAAACTTTATCTTCTTTTTCTTCTTGACAGTGCTATATAGTTCTACTAGATTCTTTTGCTTTAAACTGTCAAAATTCCACTCATTGATTTGTGAGTCATCTATTCCAATCCAATGCAGCAGCATTTTTGTGTTACCGCTGAATTGTCTACCCAAAACAAAGCCGCATTTAAATCCGCAATTAAAGCAGTGATATGACCAGTTGGTTCCCTCACTAAACTTTATTCCGCCGCGCATACGTTTATCAGGCTTATGCCCCCGATGATGGCAGCAGGGTGCATTCACACTTGTCCATCCACTTGATGTGTGCTTTTTTCTTCCCGGCAGTAGAGATAGAATGTCAAACATAATCTATATTATAACAGACTTGACAGAAAAATCAAGTATTATGGTAACTTAGCGAGATAGAATGTTTGTTACGGCACCAGCATTGCTGGTAAATGCCATGCGTATATATGGATGATATCCGTTAACCACATAACCATAAGTATCTGTTACGTTAGAATATGAAACATTGGAAATTGGATACCAATCGGTATCTACCTGACACGATCCTTCAATCAGAACAGAGCCAACATATTGATCATAAGTCGCCTGTAGTGTCAAGACTGGATTGTTATCAGTGCTGATAACACTGGTATAATAGGTATTAGCATTTGGATATTGATAATCTGGTGAAAGGTTTGCGTTATTCAGATTCGGAAATGCCTGTCCAGTCGGAATAGTCACTTGACTGGACGGGACAAACGCCGGAAGCACAGAATTAACTATATTAATATCTCCTCGTGCACCGCCATTTTGGTCCACAAATACAGGATAGTTTAAATTGCCGACTGGAATCTCAAGTGAGTAGTAACACTTTTGTGCATCAATGTCTGCCAGATCAGCGGCACCAAGGTCCAATGTTGCTATTCCTGTTAGGGGTAATTTTAGGTTTAATGTAGCTGCCAGCAGAATTGCATTGCCATCATAACTAAGTATTCTGCACGTGATAGATAAACCAGTAATGTCAATTGGCTTTTGTTCCTGATTAAGGAACTGGAATTGAATTTGATTGTCAACCCCTTTATTGAGGGTTAATGGTTTACTATATTGTGGCATATATATCCTCGGTGAAAAACCTGACTGGAGAATAACAATCTGCCGCTGAATGTATACAAAAACTGAGGTGGCATATGACATGTTAAATTGTTACCCTTTCCATCTTGTATTTAGTCTTGTATATATGAAAATATTAAGTTTTAATCACAAGACTAAATATAAAAAGTATGGATAATAATGATTTTTTTAACAAACTGACGCTGAATCACCCGTTTATTACGGTCTGTGCCTACGCAAGTCAAGATTACGTGGGCATAATTCAGAACAGAGATGACATGGTTACTACCATATATGATTATGGATCAATAGTGCAATCTGAATTGAGAGAAAGATTTTTAGAATTAGGGGAAATATGGTGGTGGGAATCAAATAGAACTATTCCCATTAATATTTTTTTGAAAAAGGATTGGGATGTTTTTAAACCATACTTAAAGACATTTAATAATAAAAGCTTGGTCATACTTCATGGACCGGTAGTAAGCATCACCGATTTCTTGAAAAAACGATCAAAGAGACGTTCAATTACTATGGTTAAACGTCTTCCTTAATTGACCAGTTTGGCATTCGCGAATGCTTCAGTTTGTCAAAATGATCTTCAATTTTTCTGAGTTCCGACAGCCTATCAATAGTCCACTGAATAATTACTGGTCGCATGTCACCACACGCCATATCAACCATGGCTTCTTCTCTCATGCGGACAAGAGTTTCAGTTGCTTCGTCATACTGAACAGGGTATTGAATAATATTTCGCATATTTTTATCCTTTTCTATTCATTTTCTTTAAATATTTTGTGCGTTTTTCTTTGGCCAGTTTCACATTCATGTCACTGGCTCGCTCATCAAACGTAATACCCAACAGATGATCTAATTCATGAAGGAATACACGGGCTTCAATGCCTGTCAATTGACGTTCAATTACCTCTCCGGAAGTGGATTGATATTGCACTGTGCATGATGCTGGTCGCTTTACCTTGAGCCACAATTCCGGAAAACTTAGACAACCTTCAATTTCAACAATGGGGTCATCATCGGGAAAAGATACAATCTGTGGATTAATACACACGACCATCTTGGTAAAGTTTCCCATAATAAATATACTCTTGCTGATACCAACCTGAGGGGCGGCGAGACCTACTCCGCCGTTTTCGGTTAGAATTCTAACCATATCTTTTACCAACTCAGTAGGATCACCATCAGTTTCAAAATCCCATGCAGTGGCTTCTGCATGAAGTTTTGGATCATTTTCTTTAAGTAGTTCCATCAATAATCCTTAATCATTTCTTAGAGTGTGCCAAATAATGTCACCCTCATTAACCCAAACGAGAATATTATCGCCTTGTTGAAAAAGTTCAGCACTTAATCCTTGACGCATTTCACCAAACGTAGTCTTTTCACCATTCGGTATTTTTGCACGTTCCCATCTGATTGAAGGCTGATTCTTAATCATCTCCGCGCTCCCTCAACTTCCGTTTTAGGGATTCATTTTCGCGTTTGATTTTGGAAATCTTTTCATGAGACCAACTGAGTTCTTCATAGTTGTCTATAATGGACGTAATCTCATCGCGATTGATTTCGCGCAACTCATCGCCTTCCGGTGTAACGAAAAGCGTGTTAACGTCCCAGTCAAATCCGAGATAAACATGTTTTACTGGAACGCTTCCAGCAGGACCCATTTGTCCAACGCGAAATACAGGAATGACAACCTGCACTTCTTCTGGATGCCGATGACGAGATACAATATTATCAATCATTGTCTTAAGTTCAATCAGATTCATTAATACTTCCTTCCGATATCAGATTCATATGGACCACAACGAGTTGCGCATAAGATATTGCGTGGCTACGTTTAAACTGATAGCCGTTATCATCTTTCTCCCAAACTGCTTGACTAATCTCTTTCCAAGACTTGCCAAGTAGATGTCGCTTTGCGGGGCGAATTGCTGCAAGAAACATAGCAAGACGAGGAATAGAGTCAATCGGCTCGGGCATTCTCTGAATGAAGTCGTAACTATTGTTGAGGTGAATTAATTGTTCAACAAACTCACGATTTTTTAGATTTGACCAATTAGGTTCACGCATCAATTCAATGATATGTTCTTCATTCTTCACATAGTTATACACGTGAACGTTAAGCAAGTCGAGCTTAAAATAACCGCGTTTGTCTGCTTCTTTGTAATCAACAGCAGCCATATCATGAACAGGATCGTAAGGTATTTCGGTGATATAGACACCGCTGTTGTGTTTGCGGATAGGATTTACTTTTCGCATACCAGCAGGGATATGTTTTATAAGTGACAAGATTTTGTCACGATCACCCAAATCAATGTCAATATCACTATTAATATTCATGCGAGGTGCGTAAAACCAGCAGCGATCAGTTTCTGATAGGCTTTCTGAGCAATGAATGCCTGACGCTCGGCGTCTTCAACGGCGATATGACTGGTCACATACCCATCATCCTTAACATTTACATTGGCAATTTTATATAGAGTGCGGCAGTCTCGGACAACCCAGAATTGGTATGGTATGTTGATTCCCAGTTGTCTCCACGCAGACTCAGCAATAGATATGTCAAAGGTTGCTCCGTTTGACCAAATACCATCAATGTTCCAGCAAAACTTTGCCAACTGTTCCATACAATCCTTAAATGGAATTCTTCCGTCTTCTCCCATTGCTCGTTCAATGGCTTCTGGTGATTGCGTTTCCCACCACTTCAAAGTTGACTCACTGATAGTGCGTCCGTATACTTCCGATTGTTCATCAATCATTGGAAGCAATTGCAATCGCTCAGTAACTCCGGTGCCGCTTGGATCAAATTTTACTGCACCAACAGATAGAATAACAGAGTCCGGTGTGGTATCTAAAGTTTCAAAATCAATCATAATCTCAATAGTCATTACTTATTATCTCCATTTTAATAAAAAATATGTATGTAGTTTTTCATCTACTATTTCATATTTGTCAGTTATGTTTCCACTAACGATATTCATTTTTATACCGTAGTTTTTTTCAACATAGTCTTCAAACTCATAGGCATCAAACTGTCCTGCGAGCGCATCAAGCGTTTCCATATACTCTGCGCGAATTTTCTTTAATATATCCCAATATTCCCAACGTTTCTTGCGAAAGTCAAGTTCTGGGTCTGATGGGTCTACATCAGCTAAGCTTTTTTTGGGAACCATTACCACAAACATTATCCTTATCTTATAACAGCAATTACTGTAAATGTCAAGAATTACTCACACAACTTCCAGTGAACATATGTTCTTTCATCTAAAATAATATGCCCGGATATCTTATACCATCTTCCCAAATAAACAGGATCACTATAGTGTTCGTAGCACCATTTTTCCAATTCGGATGACCCTTTAACCAATCTGTCAGTGCCCCAGACCGGTATTCTGATGAACTGCACCTCTTCCCAATTGCCGTTTATTTGGATTTTCTTTTTTATTTTTTGTGTTTGGGGGATTTGGTCTGTGATAATTTGAACTATCCCCATGTTAGATTGAACCATACGTAATCTTTCTGATATCTGAACTTGACATCCATCGTGTCTCCCTGATACACCCAGCGGCAGTGACGTTCATGCTTATCAATGTGTTCCTTGAGCCAGTTTATCACTTCTGCATATTTCTTTATAGAGCCATGGATATTTACGGATACTTCATGCCAGCCGGGTTTAGTATTTTCCCATCCACGACTTAAGTCATAGTGTTCTAACATGCTATTCCCATCTCAACAAGAATGCTATCAGGTCCGACTCAGTTTTAAACTCTAAGATCATACCCTCCCGTATCCATCCCGGAGTGCATGCATCTGCCCATTCTTCAATCTCGTTACTTTTTTCAACATAATATCTCCAATCAACGATAGTCAATAATGGAAGTTTAAAATAATCTATTTGCGAGAACTTCATAACCAAGAACTTCATAACCATCTCAGTGCAAATAGAATTGCTGAGCTTTCATTATCAAAGTAGAATGTTTTGATTGTTTTATGTTCTGGTCCAATAGGACGATTACTTATCCAATTGCGATATGTTCCAAGGAAACCATCACAGTTATACATTGCCCACATTTCTAAGTCGTCTTTTTTATTGTATGATATATTTTCATAATCAACATTGACTGTGATAATATCCTCAACCATCAGTATCCACCCACTTCCAACAGTTGCTTGACTTGTATGACCATATCAGCATCGCGTTTGAACTTTATTGCCCACTGCTCAGGGTTAATATATTCTAAAATATACTTTTGCTGAACCTCGTCCAATGCTTCAAGGAAGGAAATTCCGCTCGCACTGTGAAACAGCATCCATGGGCTAATCTTACCATTTATGATATATTGACAAATACGATTACGGTTCACATAACGTAAACAATCCTTGCTCTGAATTCCCGCTTCTTTGGCAAGATCAATTGTCGTTTCAATGCTGCGAGCAATGGCATCAAGCGGGTCTTCATCTTTAAGATATTGAATTAGAAATTTGTTATAGTTTACATCGCTGCACCAATTGTCAATCTTAATTTTGTTGTCAAGCAACCAATCAGCATAACGGTTTACGTTGATTACTTTGACATTTACGCAATAATGCCCAAACTTAACAAAAGCAATGTAATATGAAGATTTGGCAAAGTCCACGTAGGTAAGTTGTTTTTTAGTTGCCGTGTTTTTCTTGTAGAACCTAAGCCATGATTGAAAACCGATACGATTGCCAGCCAAGTCATGATCTTGCCATCTTCTTTTTTGTTCGCACAAATGGCTAATCATCGTTGTTTCCTTCTGGAAATAACGATTGCAGAATTCACACTGAAATTCTGATTTAATTTCCGAGGGCTTTTTCGTATTCTTTAATGTCTTGGTCGGTAATAATTTCACTTAAAATCTCAATTTCATCGTATTTAAGGGTAGGAAACTTTTCACCAAGATACATCTTTCTTTGATGGTTGTCAATAAAGACATCACTCAAAAGAGTAACATCCCCATCACTGGTCTTTGGGTATATTTTCTTGAAGTAGTCCTTGATTTCTTTTGACTTAGGAGATTCCCTGAGTTTGCTGACTCTATCTCTAATATGAGGAATCCATTGATGGAATTGTTTTCCAATGCCCGGAC